GAATCCGAGAATATGGAACGAGATCGTCAGACCTGCTCTTGCCGATAGGCTTGGGTGGGCTTGCTTCATTGGTACTCCTAAAGGCAATAACCATTTCGCTGAACTAGCGGACAGAGCCAAGTCTGAGCAAGGCTGGAAGTTCCTAGAGTTCAAGGCTAGCCAGACGGGAGTCCTGCCCGACTCAGAACTTAAAGCTGCCTATCGTGAGATGGGTGAGGACAGGTATAACCAAGAGTTCGAGTGTTCCTTTAACGCAGCGGTTGAGGGGTCTTACTATGGCAAGCTCATTAACGATCTTGAGAGCAACGGTCGTATTAGCGACTTTCCTACTGACGGTCTGTGCCGTAGCTTCGTTGCTTGGGATTTGGGCATGGGTGATTCGACTGCGATATGGATTGCACAGATTGCCGGGAAAGAGGTCAGACTCATTGATTGCGTAGAGAATCATGGCGTAGGTCTAGACTGGTATGTCGGCTGGTTGAAGGATAACGACTATGGGAAGTTTGACCAAATCCTGCCCCATGACGTACAGGTTAGAGAACTCGGAACAGGCAAGAGCCGTAAGGAAGTGCTGGAGGAAGCTGGACTTAGCATCACAGTCGCTCCGAGACTTAGCGTTGCCGACGGGATACAGGCTGTGCGACGTATGTTGCCGAGATGCTGGTTCAATCCGAGAACCAAGAACGGACTAGATGCGCTACGGAACTACCGTCGAGAGCATGATGAGCGTAGACAGATATTCTATGAGAAGCCTCTCCACGATTGGTCATCACACTTTGCAGACTCGTTTAGGTACTTAGCGATTGGTCTTGACGAGACAGATACTTCATGGCAGACATCGTTGCCAATTTCGACTAAATGGATTGTATAATGAGCAAAACTTAGGGGTTTGCTATGAAGATGGACGAAGGGCAGATCAAGAGTATTCTTGAGAATGAAATCGACAATGCGATTGGCTATGTCGATACCGAGACTACCGACCAACGTGCTAAGGCACTAGAGTATTACCTGCGTTATCCCTATGGCAACGAGGTAGAAGGTCGTAGCCAGATTGTGACGGGGGAAGTAGCCGAAGCGATTGACGGGTCTTTGCCTCAGCTAATCCGTGTGTTTACCACCACAGAGGATATTGTTTCCTTTGAGCCTCAGACTCCAGAAGATGAGGAGTCCGCTAGACAGGCTACAGACTACTGTAACTGGGTCTTTTACCGCGAGAATGACGGTCTAATCATCCTGCACAACTGGTTCAAAGATGCGCTGATGCAGAAGGTCGGCGTAGTCAAGGCGTACTGGGAAGCTAAGGAAGATGTCAACAAGGAAACTTACAAGAACCTGACTGAAGATGAGTTAGCTCTGCTTCTTAGCGATCCTGCTATTGAGGTGACTAGCCAAAAGGTTGAGATGCTTGATGGTGGCGTGGATATGATGGGGATGCCTATTCAGATTCCTATGTACACGGTCAAGGTCAAGAAGGTTAAGAAGTACGGCTGCGTAAAGATTGAGAACGTACCGCCGGAAGAATTCCTGATTAGCAAGTCTGCACGAACCATTGAGGATAGTCCGTTCGTAGCTCACCGTCGTTTGATGACGCGCTCAGAGCTAACGGCTATGGGGTTCGATAAGGACATTGTGGAAGGTTTGCCTAGCTATGATGACCTTCAGTACACTCCTGAACGAGTAGCTAGGTTTTCTCAAGGTGAGCAGCCGGATGAGAACATCAGCCTTGACTACACGATGCAGGTGGTTGAGGTCTACGAGTGCTATATCCAGATTGATGTGAATGGCGATGGTATAGCCGAGCTACGCAAGATTACCTATTCTGGCAACGAAATCCTCGATGACGAGGAATGTGACCTAGTTCCGTTCCACAGTCTCTGCCCTATCCCGATCCCGCATAAGTTCTTTGGTCAGTCGTTGGCAGACCGGACTATGGACATCCAGCTTATCAAGTCTACTGTTACGAGACAGATGCTTGATAACCTGTATCTGACGAACAATGCTCGTATTGCTGTGGTTGAGGGTCAGGTTAATCTGGATGATGCGCTGAACGCTACGCCGGGTGGATTGATCCGTGTGAAGTCGGGTGGTGCTATTGCGCCTATTGAGGTTCCTGCTGTAACGGCTCAGGCTTTCCCATTGCTTGAGTACATGGATGGCGTTCAGGCTAAACGAACAGGTGTTAATGACCAGCAACAGGGTCTTGATCCAGATGTACTGAACAATGTTTCCGCTACGGCTATTGCTGCGATGATGAAGTCTAACTCTGGCAAGCTGGAGTTAATCGCTCGTATCTTTGCTGAGACAGGCGTTAAGAGCTTGTTTAAGGGGATTCTGCACCTATTGGGCAAGTATCAGGATCAGGCAAAGATTGTCCGTATGCGTGGCAAGTTTGTGACGTTTGACCCTAGATCGTGGACTAACCAGTACGACGTAGCCATTAACGTTGGGTTGGGTTCAGGGGATCGTGAGCAGAAATTGGCTATGCTCCAGATGATTATGGGCAAGCAGGAGCAGATTCTGACTCAGTTCGGCGCAAGTAATCCGTTGGTTAGCGTTGCTCAGTACCGAGATACATTGGCTCGAATGATTGAAGCGGCTGGTTTCAAAGATGCTAACGCTTTCCTTAATGAGATTTCTCCAGAGTTGAATGAGCAGTTGTCTCAGCCACAGCCACCAGCACCAGATCAACAGGCAGAAGTAGCTCAGATGTTGGCTCAGGTAGAGCGTGAAAAGACCGAAGCTAAGACTCAGATCGAGGCTGCGAAGCTAGACCTAGAGCGTCAGTCGTTAGAGGCTGAGTTTACCCGTAAGGGCATGGAAATGAGCATGAAAGCCCAACAGCAAGAGGCTGACATGAGGATTCGTGAGGCTGAGTTAGCGGTTAAACAGCTACAGGCTATCTTAGCGATGGACTTGGCTGATGAGGATACGAGAGCTAAACAGGCTGATATTGTCCTGAAGGCGATCAAAGAGCTAGGGAATCTGACAGCGTGAACGGGCTTCTACACGACATGATTCAGCAGGGTATAGCCTCGTATGGGGCTAGATACGCTGAGAGTCCTAGTGAGCCGTTATCGATGAAGGGTAAGGGTTACTTTGGTATGTTGCCTAGTTCAGAAGGTGTCTCGACTGAAATCTCGGCTACTAACGATCAGGGTATGAGTTTCCCGTTGCTAGTTCCTACGCTAACGCAGCAGGAGGTTAATTACCTGCTACAAGGCGGTCAGCCGACTGAGGACATTTACAACAAGGCGATGATGTTTGCTCAGTCTCGTCAGGCTAGCGGTCAGAGTCCATTCGCGGAACCGACTGAACTGCGTATGCCTGTTGGATTACTGGAGAGCAGATGAGTAAAGCATACTGGGCTGAGATACTCCTGAAGGACGAGAACTTTCAGCAAATGATGGAAGAACTCCGGTCGCAAGAGATTGCCAAGTTCGCAACTAGCGATTATGGTCAGGTAGAGGTTAGAGAGTCTGCTTATCGTCAGTTGAGGGCATTAGAGTCGATTGAAACGTATCTCGAAGGGTTAGCGTCAGACAAGCTAATTGAGGAGAAGCGGTTAAAGATTTTGTAACCCGTTTCGGGCGGTTCCCGATATAATTTAGGAAAGAAAAGATGAGCGATACTCAAGGAACGACACCGGAATCCGGTAGTCCAGAGTTGAATGTAGGTAGTGCAGCCGACGCTATTTTGGGTCTTATGGGTGGGGAAGAAGGCTCCGAACAGGAACAACCTGAATCTCAAACCGAAGCCAACGATAGCGAAGCCGAATCTGAGGAATACGAAGCGCAAGCAGACGATTCTGATGAGGTAGAACAAGAAGATGAGCAGGATGAGCAAGAGGAGCCTCAGACGTTCCGGGTGAAAGCAGCCGGAGAAGAACGTGAGGTAACCCTTGATGAGCTTATCAAGTCTTATCAACTTGGCACAGACTATACAAAGAAATCGCAAGCCGTAGCTGAAGAACGTAAGGTAGTCGAGGCTGAACGACAGCGCATTGAAGAAGCCAAGTACCTACGAGACCAGTATGCGGAACGGTTGCAGGTTATCGAGCAGATGCTCAACCAGCAGCCAGAGACAGAGAATCTGGACTATTTGAAGGAAAACGATCCTATCGGTTATGCCGTTAAGGTCGCAGAACTCTCTCAACGGGAGAAGCAGTTAGCTCAAGTTCAGGCTGAACGACAGCGAATTGCACAGCAGCAGGAGCAGGAACGTCAGGAGCAGCTAGGGTCTGTGATACAGGCTGAGGCTCGTAAGCTGGCAGAGGTTATTCCTGAGTATGCTGACCCGAAGCGTGGTGATGCGATGAAGCGGGAACTTAGGGAGTTTGGACTCAAACTAGGATTCTCTGAACAAGAGTTAGCGGGAGTTTATGACTCTCGTGCAGTTCTAGCGTTATACAAGGCGATGCAATACGATAAGTTGCAAAGCTCGAAACCTGCCATCACGAAGAAGGTGAACGAAGCCCCGAAAGTTATGAAGTCGGGTGTAGGAAAGAGCAGAGACAGTAACGAGGAACTGAATAAGTTAAAGGCGCGAGCAAAGCAAACCGGAAGGGTTGCTGATGCCGCAAGAGCATTTGAACGATTCTTATAGGAACTATCATGCCTACATTTACAGCACATACCGCGATTGGTCAGCGGGAAGATTTGACCGACATCATCTATGACATCTCGCCTACTGAGACTCCTTTTATGAGTTCGGTTGGAAAGACTAAAGCAACTGCCGTTTATCACGAGTGGCAGACTGACTCGTTGGCTGCTGCTACGACTGGTAACGCAGCGATTGAAGGTGCAGATGCTACTTCGGCTACTCTGGCTCCTACGGTTCGTCTTGGTAACTACACTCAGATTATCCAAAAGACCGTTCAGGTTTCGGGTACTCTGGACACAGTAAACAAGGCAGGTCGTAAGTCGGAAAAGGCTTATCAACTGGCTAAAGCATCGGCTGAGATCAAGCGTGATCTGGAGACTATCCTGACCGCTAACCAAGGTCGTAACGCTGGTACTACGACTATTGCTCGTCGTATGGGTTCGCTGCTGTCATGGATCAAGACCAATAGCTCGGTAGGTTCGGGCGGTTCTGATCCTGCGACTATCGGTGTATCGACTCGTACCGATGGCACTCAGCGTACTTTCACCGAAGCTCTGCTGAAAACCGTTGTTGCAGAGGTGTTTGAGTCGGGTGGCTCACCTAAGATTCTGATGGTTGGTTCGGCTGGTAAGCAGAAGGTTTCGACCTTTGCTGGTATCGCACAACAGCGTTACATGGCTCCGTCGAATACCCCTACTACCATCATTGGCGCGGCTGATGTTTATTTGAGCGACTTCGGCACGATGCAGGTCATACCTCAAAGATTCATGAGAAATCGTGAAGCTCTGGTACTCGATCCAGAATACGCAGCACTAGCGTATCTGCGTCCGTTCCAGACTAACGATCTGGCTAAGACTGGTGACTCTGAGAATACTCAGTTGCTGGCTGAAGTCACTCTGGAAGTTAAGAACGAAGCAGCACATGGCATTATCGCTGACTTGGATATGTCGCTGTAATTAGTAGCAAATCCTCCTAGCCTACGGGCTAGGGGGAACTACGAAAGGATTTATGAGTAACCAGATACGGACTCAAACAGTATATGAGGACGGTGACGGCGGGATTGTCATCGAGACGAAGCAGGATGTAACCGAGATCATTGAGGCTAACAAGGCTCAGTTAGATTTCGATAAAGCTAGAACTGGACATCTAAACGATCTGCACCATGTAGCCAGAATACCTTTCACGGTTATTGATGTACTTAACCAGATGGGGATTATGAGAGGCTTTCATATTGTAGATGACGTTGGATTTGCCAAGTGGCTGAATGATCCTGATAATGCTGTCTGGAAAACGTATCGAGGTACAGTATGAGAGTTGGTGTTTGCGTTCCTGCAAGGGATGAGGTTCACACGGCATTTGCGTTCGACTTTGCGAAGATGGCTGCACATGATGCGTCTGTCCGGTGCAAGGATGGTAAGGGTGGTTTAAGCCTTTACACGATGCCGGGAACGCTGATATTTGACCAGCGTGAGAAGTTGGCAGAGGTAGCGTTGAAAGAGGGCTGTGATGCGTTGTTCTTTGTGGACAGCGATATGCGGTTTCCTCCTGACATCATTACTATTCTGCTGAGTCGTGAAGTGCCTATCGTTGGCGTTAATGCGACTACGAGAAGGAAGCCTGTAACACCTACGGCTAAGATGATGACGAAGTATATGGACGGTGAGACGTTAGTCCATAAATGGGAGAACATCGATAGTCGTGGTAAAGAGGGTATTGAGGAAGTTACAGCGATTGGCTTTGGTGCTGTACTGATCCGCAAAGAAGTATTTGAAAAGACTGGCAGACCTTGGTTTGATGCTGGATGGGGTAAGAATGGAGTCTGTGGCGAGGATGTTTATTTCTGCGTCAAGGCTGCATCAGAGGGATTCCCGACCTACGTTGACCATGAACTGTCCATGCACATTCGACACATAGGAACCTATGAGTACGGATGGAAAGATTTTGAGCAATTAGAGGAATGATATGCCGTTTACTTCCTATTCGGACTTAAAGACTACGGTAGCAAGCTATCTAGCCCGTAGTGATTTGACAACCGTCATTCCTGATTTTGTCCGACTAGCAGAAGAACGGCTAAGACGAGACATTCGGACTCGTCAGATGCTTGTAGTTGCCATAGCGACAACGACTGGCGGTGGTTCTACGGTTGGCTTACCGACTGACTTCTTAGAGATGCGCGATGTACATCTAAACACTATGCCGGTGTTTACGTTGCGCTACAAGGCTCCTAATAGCTTCTATGAGACTGCAAGGACTACCGAGAGTGGTAGACCTGTGGACTACACGATTCTCGGCTCAGAGATTCAGTTAGCACCAATTCCTGATACCACTTATACGTTGCAAATGTTGTATTACTCTAAGCCTACGCTGTTGAGTGATGCGAATACGAGCAATGTATTCCTAGCGAACTATCCTGATGCTTTGTTATATGCGTCGTTAGGGGAAGCAGAGCCGTATCTGATGAATGATGCAAGATTGCAAACATGGTCTGCTTTGTATGATCGTGCGATTAGTGCTATTAACACATCAGATCAATCAAGTGAGTATAGTGGTCAACCTATGTCAATGTCTTATAACGTGAGGTGAAATCATGGCAGAAATGTCGAATTATCTTGAGAACGCGCTGATTAACGCTACTCTACGAAATACAGCTTTTACAAGTCCTACTGTTGTTTATCTGGCTTTGTACACGACTGATCCAACGGATGCGGATACTGGAACTGAGGTTTCAGGTGGTTCGTATGCTCGTCAGTCGATTACGTTTGGTGCGCCTAGTAATGGCGTATCTACGAACTCGGCTGCGATTGAATTCCCACAGGCTACAGGCTCATGGGGAACGATTACTCATGTGGCTATTCGTGATGCGTTGACCACAGGCAATATGCTGTATCACACGCCACTAGATGCTTCTAAGACGATTGCTTCTGGTGATATTTTCCGTATTGCTATTGGTAGCTTGAGTGTAACTCTGGCATAAGGATAGATCATGCCTTTAGTCGTAAAGGACAGGATCAGGGAAACGAGTACCACAGCGGGTACAGGTACGTTGACCTTAGCGGGTGCTGTATCTGGATTCCGTTCGTTTGCGGATATTGGCAATGGCAACACAACGTATTACGCCATTGTTGATTCCACAGCGGGTACTTGGGAAGTTGGGATCGGTACTTATACGGCTTCTGGCACTACCTTAGCTAGAACTACGATTCTCTCTAACTCCTCTGGTACTACGGCTGCAATTAACTTTGCGGCTAATAGTAAGGATGTATTTGTAACGTATCCGTCTAGTAAGGCTGTCTATGGCGATGCTTCAGATATAGCTTATGAGGCATCTTTTGCTGCGTCTAACGGTATTTATCTAAATGCTAATACTGTAGCGACATCTTTGACATTGCCAACGAATTACAACGGTCTGAGTTCTGGAAACGTCACATTGAATACTGGCGTGACGGTAACGGTTCCGACTGGTGCTAGATGGGTGATTGTCTAAATGTTCGGTATCAGCGCATTTGCTCAAACTCCTTATTCCTCGTTAGCGGGGTCTACGCAGTTTGGTAGTGCGAGTATTGACGGAACAGCGACAGTTACCGCTAATGGTATTCGGGTCGCATTAGGCAATGCAGCAATATCTAGTACGGCTACGGTTACTGCGGTTGGCATCAGGGTTCAAACTGGTGTTGCGAATGTCAACGGCACAGCAACAGTTACTGCGGCTGGTATAAGAATCCAGTTAGCATCGGCTGCTGTTAGTGGATCAGCTACTGTTACTGCTAATGCGATTAGGGTACGGCTTGGCAATGCTGTTGTTAATGGAACCGCAACGGTATCAGCAAATGCAATTCGTATCCAATTTGGCAATGCAGCGGTAACAGGCAATGCTACGGTTACTGCGGCTGGTAGCAGGGTGCAATTCGGTGCTGGTGTATTTATTACATCAGCTACGGTTACGGCAGCGGGTATTCGAGTTGCGCTAGGAACTGCTGCGGTAAGTGCTACGGGTGCGTTCTCAGCTAATGCGATTCGAGTACGGCTAGGTAATGCGGCTGTCAACGGAACAGCTACGGTTACGGCTAATGCCATCAGGATTCAATTCGCTGCTGCTGCGGTTAATGCAACAGGAACGGTCACAGCTAACGGTATCAGAGTTCAGTTAGGTGCTGGTTCTGTTAATGGAATAGCGACGTTTACCGCTAATGGTGGCTTAGTCATTGCTGGTGTTGCATCAGTTAATGGACTTGCAACAGTTACAGCGAATGGTGTTGGTGTCTTTGCTGGCAATGCGGCAGTTACAGGCAATGCAACATTTACGGCGAATGGTAGAAGGGTGCAGTTTGGCAATGCGGCTGTTGTCACAACTACAACAGTTACAGCGAATGGCATTAGAGTTCGACTAGGTAATGCGAATGTCTATGCTGAAGCAACATTTACGGCTATTGGTGGCGTTCTTTACGATGGTACTGCTCACGTTGAATGTGAGGCAATAGTCGGATGCGTTCCTAATGCGACATTTGCTGGAATTGCCTCTGTTAATGCTGTAGCTCTGTTAGTTGCCAATGGTGGCATTATTGGTGAGGAATGGTCGGATGTTATTCCAGAAGCTAATACATGGACTGAGCAGACACCTGACAGTAATACTTGGACTCAAGTAACTGCTGGATCAAATAACTGGGATGTCGTAGCGGCTAATAGCAATACATGGACTCAGGTGGCAGGATCAACGAATAGCTGGACGAGACAATAATGGCTAAATCAAAGATTATGTTTGGTGAGTGGTTACCAGATCAACCCGGAGTTTCAGGGGCTGTAACGGATGCTGTGAACTGTTATCCGGTTACTAACGGTTATGCGCCATTTCAGGGTGAGGCTAATTACTCGAATACCGCTGGTGCTGAGTTGCTAACGAGTTTCGCTGGTCGGTTTGGTAGCGTAATTACGGTATTTGCGGCTAGTGCTTCTAACCTGTACAAGTTTGATGCGGGTGATACGTCACTTGATCCGCTAACGACTACGGGTTATGCAGCCATTGAGTATTGGGATGTAACTCAGTACGGTAACAAGATGATTGCTGCTAACGGAGCAGACAAGTTACAGGCTTATGAGTTAGGGGTTAGCACCTATTTCGGTGACTTAGCGGCTGCTGCTCCACAGGCTAAGTATGTAACGGTAGTCAAAGACTTCGTTGTAGCGGCTAATGTTGCTGGTGGAAACGAGAGTACGGTCTACTGGTCGGACATTAACGATGAGACTGACTGGACTCCGGGTGCTGCTAGCCAATCTGACTTTCAGGTAATCCCTGACGGTGGGGATATTACGGGTCTAGCGGGTGGTGAATTCGGTCTAATCTTCCTAGAGAGAGCGATTTACCGGATGACCTATGCTGGTAGCCCGTTCTTTTTCCAGTTTGATGCCATTTCTAGGACGTTGGGGTGTATAGCTCCGGGTTCTGTAGCGCAGTTTGGTGGTCTAACCTACTTCCTAGCGGATGATGGGTTCTACATGACCAATGGCGAGTCGATGACTAACATTGGCGAGGAGAAGGTAAACCGTTGGTTCTTTGATAGAGTGCAGAGAAGCAACATGAGGTATGCGATTTCTTCTGCTGTGGAACCAATTAAGAAGCTAGTTATCTGGTGTTATCCGCTACAGTCGGGTGGATTTGAGTTATTGGTATATTCGATACCCTTGCAGAAGTGGTCTTACGTCCAGACTACGGCTGCTGCTATCAATACGCTGATGACTGCGACTGTTACGCTGGAGAATCTTGATAATTACTCAGCAAATCTGGATGCTTTGGTGGTTTCGCTAGACGATCCTCAATGGGCAGGTGGTATTTTGATCTTTGCAGGGGTAAGTGGTCAGCGGATTATCACGTTTGGTAACTCTAAAAAGACTGCTAGTGTAGTTTCTGGTGATATTGACGTTGGTAGGTCTACAGTTTTGCTAGCAAAGCCGATTGTGGACGGTGGAAGTGCGTCTGTAGCGGTAGCTAGTCGGGATTTGTTGTCAGATCAGGTACTTTTTGGTGATTCGGTAGCTGCTGATGCTGAGAATAGGTGTTCTTTGCGGTCTAATGGGGAATATCACCGTATTAAAGTGACTGCTACTGGTACTAACTGGAAAACATTGGTTGGAACTGAGGTAGAAGTCGTGCAGCAGGGTACTCGATGACCAGAAGGCTTCAATTCCAGACGTTACCTGTATTTGGTGCAGACCAGAGGCAGGTTGCTGAGGTTGTTCGTGGTGCTATGAATGGCAAAACGAATAACACAGGGGAAATTACCCTAGCTACAGGGAACGCTACTAGCACTACCCTTTACGATGACCGTATAGGCTATGACAGCCTGATATTCTTTGTGCCATTGTCTGAGGCTGCTGAGGAAGATTCGGCTCCTTACGGGGCGTTTCAGGACACCACAGACCAGACTGCTGCTAATACGACAACCGCCTATGCTGTTACGCTTGATACGACAGACTATAGCAATGGAGTTTATCTTTCTAATAGTTCTCGTCTTAATGTCAGGAATTATGGAATTTACAATATTCAGTTTTCTATTCAGCTAAAGAATACGACGAACGACTCTCAGGATACGGATATTTGGTTTAGGAAGAACGGAACTAACGTAGCAGGGTCTAATAGTCGGTTCTCAATGCCAGCGAGAAAGAGTACGGGTGATCCTAGTCACTTGATTGCTGCGATGAATTTCTTTCTGGAAATGAACGCTGGAGATTATGTTGAGGTAATGTGGCGAGTATCTGACGTAGGTGTTTCTATTGAGCAGTATCCTACGAGTACGAGTCCGACTAGACCGTCTATTCCTAGTGCCATCATTACTTTGCATTATGTAGCACCATCAGCAACGACTAACTTATACGTTTCTACTCAGCAACAGGGTGAAGCAACTATTACACATTGGGCAAATGCTACAGCAGACAAAACTTACGGATATATCGTTGTCGGTTGAGTTCCGATACATACCAGTCGATCAACTAAGGAACTGGTGGGGAACTATTAAACCGGGGCTAGAGAAGGTAAAGACTCGGAGTCCTGAGAACTGGATTGTTGAGGATGTCTATACGGATTGTTTTAACCAGAAGGCTATGCTGTGGGTGGTGTTAAAGAACCAGCGATTTGCGGGGTTCTTTATCTTGCAGCCGATGGGTAATGAGTGTCATGTATGGGCTGCTTGGACGTTAGAAAATGATTAT